AATAACAAATATAGCACTTCAGTAACTTCAGTTTCTATTGGTACTTTTACTTCTTATATTGATGGTGGAGTATTAAAACTTGATTTTGCAAATCCAAGATCTACCGATCAACAAGTTAGACATAGAATCATTGGATTTGGAACAGAGAGTGTTGGATTGGGAACCTATAGATATGCGTTAGAGGGGCAAGCAAATGAAAGAAGTGCCAGATATGTTACTAATGTAGTTCAAAGTGTTGGATCTGCATCAACAACTCTTGTTGGTGTTAGTACAAACTTAATTACATCATTTAAATCTTATGTAAATGTAAGTATTGGTGAAACACGTGCGGTTCATCAATTGATGACTATGCATGATGGCAGAGAAATTTATATTTTACAAGGACCATTTTTATCAATTGGAAGTACAAGTGGTATTGGCAGCTTCAGTGCAGAGTATGTTGGTGAAAATCTTGAATTTAAATTTAATCCAAATCCAGAAATCACAGGGACTTGTAATATAATTTGTTTTAGTGAGCAACTTTATAGTGAAATAGACGCTGCTAATATCCCACCAGATTTAATTAATGGACCACTTACTGAAAAAGTTTTTCTAGGAGAATTTAATGGTTCACAAGGTGATAGAATTAATAGGTTGGATTTTACAGTAAGTTATGAGGGTATTCCAGTATTCAGCAAACTTTTTAATCCAAATAATATTGACCAAATAAATCTATCTACAGGAATTTTTAGACTTAGAGATCACTTTTTCTCTTCAAATGAGGAACTAACTTATACTGAAGGATCTACTTTTGTTGGTGTTCCAGCTCTTCCTATAGGAATTGGATCAACTCTTGTTGGTGGAACAGTATTTACTGGAGATTTTCTTGCTGGATTTAGCACAATCACTGGTATATCAACCTCTACAGGTTTAAATCCAGGTCAATCTGTTATTGGACTGGGAATCCCTGGAGGAAGTACAATCGTTAGCGTCGGGCAAACATATCGATATTTTTCTGGAAATGTTTCTTCTGGATCAACAATAATTACTGGTGTTGCTAATACATCAATTTTAAATTTTGTTGGTGCTGGAATATTTTCGGGTAATGGCACTGGAATTGGAACGGTTGTTTCTGTTGGAATCGGATCAATTATTTCAAGCGGAACCATCTCAGTTGGAACTGGGGTAACGTATTATTTAAATGTTCTTGGTGTAGGAGTATCTTTATCAACTATATCAACAGGATCAAGTTTCAGAAATTCTTATACATCAGGAATAACTACAAATGTTTGTCCAAATGATGTTTACACCATCAGACTTGATTCTGATAGATTTAAATTAACTGGAACTAGAAACAGTGGTATTGGATTTACGTTTACAAGTCCAGGAAGTGGAAATGCCCACAAATTAACTATGAAGAAGAGATTGGAAAAATCTCTGATTATGATTGACAACGTTGTACAGTATCCACTTACTTATACACCATTAAATTATACTTTAGTTAACAATGGGGGGCAAATTAGTTTTGCATCAACTATTTTTGGTATCAGTGGAATTAGTTCGTTAAGAATTAGTGACGTTTTGGAAATTGACAATGAATTTATGAAGGTTGTTAATTTTGGATCGGCACCTTCACCATCTGGTCCAATAAGTGGAGTTGGAACTTATTTGGCAATGAATGTTCAGCGTGGATTCTCTGGCACAATAGCAACTACACATTCCGATGGATCTGTAGCAAGAGTTTATAGAGGTGGGTATAATATAGCAGATAGTACATTATACTTTACTCAAGCACCTCTTGGTAGTGGATTTTCTAGACTTGATAATAGTAACTTATTAAGACCTTATGCAAAATTTGATGGTAGAGTTTATTTGAGAAAAGATTACACAACAAATAAAATTTATGATGATATTTCCGATCAGTTTAGTGGTATTGGAGTAACATTTAGACTAACCTCTTCTGGAGAAAATACCACAGGTATAGAACCTGGTAACAGCATATTATTCAATAATCAAATCTTCCAAACACCTACAACGAGTAACAACGGTGGAAATAATTATGAATTGCAAGAAAGTTCTGGTAAAACAGAGATAGTTTATACTGGCATTACATCAAGTGATGGATCCATTGTTAAATCATTGGTTGATATCAATCAAAATCAGTTGCCAAGGGGTGGTATTATTGTTTCTTTGGGGTCAACAAATGGATTAGGATATGCTATCCCAGAAAATGCGACGGTTGGTATCATAACAGGTCCTAATGGTGCTATTACTAAAATTGTTTCATCTGCAACCACTGCATCTTATAATTCCTTTACAGACTTTAAGTATTCACATGTAACTGGTATTGCAACGATTACAACCACAAATCCACATAATTTTGTGTATGGAGATTCTATTTCCATAAGAAACCTTAAACTAGAGTGTCCAGATGGATATGCTGGATTAACTCCAAATGTTGCTATTAGCACAGTTGTATATAATAAGACGACTGGAATTATGACCGTTACAACGGCAACCCCACATTATCTTGCAACGGGAGTTAATCTTAGATTAAGAAATCTCAATTTCACTTGCAGTGGACCATCTGGAATCACTACTACAGTATTCCCAGATGGAACAAGAGGTTATATTTTTACAACGAATAAAATTATTAACTCAACTAATTTCGAAACTAATGTTGGTATTAGTACCATTACTCATAATTATGTGAGTGGTGGTACAGTAGAGGTTGGAATTACAACTAATATTTTCCCTGATCAAAGAGGAATTCCATATACAATTAATAACTTCGATTATCATAAGACTACTGGCGTATCAACAATAACATTTAATTACAATCACAATTTTAAAACTGGTGACACAATCAAATTGCAAAATATTCAGTTTGATTGCCCAGTGGGTGCTGGAGCAACTATTGGTATCACATCAGTAACTTATAATAATGTTACTGGTATTATGACTGTAAGTACTAACTGGAATCATTTACTATCTCCAGGAAATACTATTAGATTGTTTGGAATGAATTTCTCATGCAATTCTTCTGGATATGGAACAACGACTATATTCCCAGATGGATCTCAGGGTTATTATTTCCCAGTAAATTCTGTTGGATTTGCTACTGAATTTACCACTAACGTTGGAACATCAACAATTTCACACTATTACGTTAATGGTGGTTATGTTCAGGTTGGTATTACAACTAGTGTATTCCCAGATTCTGATAATAATTATCACATTGTAAGTATTCCTACTGCAGATTCGATCGTTGTTAATGTTGGTCCATCAACAATCACTCATAATTACGTTGGTGATGGTTATGCATATGCTAAGAAGAGAGTTGGACCTTATAGAGTCAGAACAATTGTAAATACAAATACTTTTGAAACAGATCTTTATACTGTTGGTTTTGCACATACTTATGTAAGTGGTGGTGAAGTCAGCAAATATTACAACTTTAATATTGGATCTGGATATAGGGGTGGTGAAGTTGGTGTTTCAGTAACTTCTCTAACTGGTTATGGTGCAACTATAAGAGCATTTGCTGGAATTGGTGGAACTTTAGGGTTTACAGTTGATGCTGGAGGGGTTGGATATGCATTTACGAATACAACTGTAATTATTCCCGAACCATCTTATGAAAATTTAAATATTAAAGGGGTTTCTAGAGTTGGAGTTGGATCAACTACAACAACTGGAATTGGTTTATTACTTTCTGTGGATATTGGTCCCGCTCAAAGTGAATACGGCGGAACAATAGGAATTGTTACCGCACAATACGATAAAAATACGGGGATAATCACTGTTACAACTGACTCAATCCATAGTTTGAGTGTTGGCAATCACTTCCAGATGTATGATCTTCAGTTTTTCTGTAGTGGACCTTCTGGAATTACAACAACAATATTCCCAGATGGAACTAGAGGATATGACTATAAGGTTACAAATGTTGTTGGTATAAAAACTTTTACAACTAATGTTGGAACTTCTACTATTACTCACAATTATATTAGTGGTGGATATATTAAACCTATTGGAATTGGTAGTGAAACTGGAGAAGTTAGATCGTTTAGAGTTTCTAGAACTGGTTATGCCTTCCAAAGAGGAGACATATTTACTGCTGTTGGATTAGTAACTGCAAAAGGTTATGCTCAACCAATAGCTCCTTTTGAGTTGACAGTTTTAGATGTATACACAGATACCTTTGCTGCTTGGCAATTTGGTGAACTAGATTTCATTGATTCTATCAAACCATTGCAAGATGGTGCTAGAACTAGATTCCCACTATTATATAATGGTCAACTCCTAAGTTTTGAAAAGAATCCAGGAGATCCAGATTCATCGCAAATTGATTTGGATAGTGTACTCCTAATATTCATTAACGGTGTCCCACAGACACCAAAAACATCCTATCAATTTACTGGTGGTACTACATTCACATTCACATCTCCACCAAGTGCAGACTCAAACATTGCTATTTTCTTCTATAGGGGATCAAGAGGTAGTGATAGTATATTTGTTAATGTCAATGAAACTATTAAAAAAGGAGACATCGTCCAAGTAGAATCAAATAATGATATAAGAACTACTGCTTCACAAAATCAAAGAGTAGTCTATGAAGTTGCTGCAGCGGATAAACTTGAAACTAATTTATATAATGAGCAAGGAATTGATAATTCTAATTTTAAACCTCTATCTTGGTCTAAGCAAAAAGTTGATAGATTTATTTCTGGAGAAACTGTTTATAAAGTAAGAGATATTCTAGAATCTCAAGTATACCCAACAGCTCAGATTATTAAGAATGTTTCTTCGGATGAAATAGAGGAAATCTTTATTGATAAAGCAGAATTGTTTAGATATGAAGAAGATGAATCTGCTCTTGTTCTTGGTGAAATAAGTGCTTTTGTTGGTCTTGTTGGTGATGATCCAATTGCTGCAAAACTATCATCTTCAGTCAGTGCTGGTGGAACTATTCAGGCAGTAAACGTAATCAATGGTGGAAGTGGATATAATGGTCCTTCGGTTGATATTGCTATAGCAGCACCAAAGACAATAGGAGTTGGTATAGGAACAACTGCAACTGCAACTGCATCTATTGTAAATGGTTCTATTGTATCTGTTTCAGTCAATAATCCTGGTCTAGGGTACAATACTGCAAAACCACCACAAGTTCTTGCACCAGTAGCAACACTTGCGTATGAAAACATTACTAGTATAAATGAAGTTTTTGGATTCTCGGGTATTATTACTGGAATAACAACCACAACTGGAATTGGTGGACATCCACTAGCACTTAAACTATTCCTAAATGCAAATACAACTTTTGCACCATTGTTAGTTGGATATCCAATTAATGTATTTGATACAAACGTTGGATCTGGAGTAACTTCTGTTGACTTTGACAACAATTCGATTGTTGGAATTGGAACTTCATATTTAGATAATATCTACTATATTCATAACATAGTATTTCTTGGTCAAAATGCGGAGGTAACCACAAATGTGGCTTCCTATAGTTCCATAGTTGGAATTGTTACTGTTGGTAGTGCTACGACTAACGTTGGAAGATTTAGTTGGGGAAGATTGACTGGATTCGCAAGAGGATCTGAACCATTATCAATAGCAGTTACAGGATTTACTGTTAATCCTGGTTTAACAACTTTCCCATACATTCAAAGAAGAGGATATGGTCTAAGAGATCAAGGACCGTTGAGAAAGATCCTACAGTAAACCCACATAAATAGAAAAAAAACCTAATAAAATGGCATCAATTGTCACAGATCAATTAAGGATTTTAAATGCAAATAATTTTATAGAATCTGTTTCAGATTCTAATAATTCATATTATGTTTTTGTTGGATTATCAAATCCAACTCAAGTTGGATTTGGAAGAACTGGTGATTGGAATACAAATGTTCCAAATCCAATTGATTCTATTAACGATTTAAACCATACATATGATAATATAATTTTTGGTAAAAAAATTACAGAATCAAACGTTAAGAGGTTGGTGAGAAGAATTGATTGGACTCAAGGAAGTAGATATGAAATTTATAGGCATGATTATTCCATTAGCAATCCATCAGCAATAACGCAGTCTTCTCGTTTATACGATGCAAATTACTACGTAATTAATGCTGATTACAGGGTCTATATTTGTATAGACAATGGTTCTTCGGGTATTAACACAGTTGGAAATGCATCACAAGATGAACCAACATTTACAGATTTAGAACCTTCTAAAGCTGGTGAAAGTGGTGATGGATATTTGTGGAAATATTTGTATACAGTTTCTCCTAGTGATATTGTTAAATTTGATTCTACAGAATATATTGCCGTTCCAAGTAATTGGAATACTTCATCAGATGCTCAGAATCAAGCGATCAGAGAAAATGGAGACTCAACGGTAAATGAAAATCAAATAAAAAAAGTTTATATTGAGAGGCAAGGTGAAAACTATGCAAGTGGATTAGGTCAAGAAGTTAATATATTAGGAGATGGGACAGGAGCAAAAGTTGTTTTAGATATTGTTGGTGGGAAAATAATTAATGCGGTTGTTTCTTCTGGTGGAAAAGGTTACACTTATGGAATTGTTGATTTGGGTCCAGTGAATGCTAACGTTATCCCAGCAAAAGCAGCAAAATTAATTCCAATTATTCCCCCATCCAAAGGACATGGATTTGATTTATATAAAGAATTGGGAACTGATAAAACTTTAGTATATGCAAGATTTGATGATTCGACAAAGGATTTTCCAAGCGATACTAAGTTTTCGCAAATAGGAGTACTCAAAAATCCAACATCAATTGGATCAACTAATACCTTCACAGAAAACCAGTTTTCTTCTGCATATGCTATTAAATTTGTGTCTACTAATGGATCATTAAACATTGGTGATATTATTAGGCAACCTGTTTCTGGCGGAATTGCTTTAGGTTATGTTTCAGCATATGATCTAGAAACAAAAGTTATAAAGTATACAAGAGATAGATCATTATTTTTTAATGATGGATCTTTAGATCAAACTGATTATGTTGGTGTATCAACTGCTGGAAAAGTTTTAAATTTCGAATCTTCAGCAACAGTTGTTACTACAACTGGAGGATTTTCTGGTGCAGTTGATGTTGGATTTAGTGGAATTACAACCAATCCAACTGGAACAAAAGTTCTTAATTTGGGTGTTCAGTTTACAAATGGTCTTGCTTCACCTGAAATAAATAAAGCATCTGGTGAAATTTTATACTTGGACAATCGCCCATTGATTTCTAGAAACCCTAGACAAAAAGAAGACGTCAAAATTATTCTGGAATTTTAAAAATGCCACAAAAGACTAATCTCAATATAAATCCATACTATGATGATTTCGATAAAAATGATAATTTTTATCGAGTATTATTTAAACCTGGATTTCCTGTCCAAGCTAGAGAATTAACATCTCTGCAAAGTATTCTCCAAAATCAGATAGAATCTTTTGGTAGTCATATTTTTAAAGAAGGATCGATGGTAATTCCTGGAGGAATTACTTATGATAATGCTTATTATGCAATTAAAATAAATCCAGATCATTTGGGGATCGATGTTTCATTATATTTGGATTCTTTAATAGGTATTACCTTACAAGGTCAAACTTCTGGATCTACAGCAGTTGTTGATAGTTATATTCTCCCTCCAACTTTAGATGTAGAAGTTCCAACACTTTTTATTAAATATAGAAGTGCTGGAGCTGAGGCAGCGTTTTCTACTTTTGAAGATGGAGAATTATTAATAACTCAATCAAATGTGCAATATGGAAGCAATGTAATTAATTCTGGTTCTTCTGTCGCAACCGTATTTTCCATAGGATCTTCTGCGATTGGAACTAGAGTTAATATTTCACAGGGTGTGTACTTCATTAGAGGTACTTTTGTAGACGTACAATCTTCTCAGATTATTTTAGATGCTTATGAGAATACACCATCATATAGAGTTGGTCTGACAATTTTAGAAGAAATTATTACAGCAGGTGATGATGAAGAATTATATGACAATGCAAAGGGGTTTTCGAATTATGCAGCTCCTGGAGCTGACAGATTAAAAATTAGTGCTGTTTTATCAAAAAAAGCACTGACAGATTTTGATGATAAAAACTTTGTTGAGTTAATTCGTTTAGACAATGGTGAAGTAAAAAAACTTGCTGATAAGACTCAATATAATATTATAAGAGACTATTTTGCGAAAAGAACTTATGAAGAATCTGGAGATTATTCAGTTGATAAATTTTCTGTTGAAGTAGCAAACTCATTAAATGATTTAATATCGAGTGATGGAGTGTTTTTAGATACTCAAAAAACAGATCAAGGAAATACTCCAGCAGAAAATCTTCTAGCAGTTAAAGTATCTGCAGGTAAAGCATATGTTCGAGGATTTGATGTAGAATCAAAATCAACAACTATTATAGATGTTGATAAGCCTAGGGAAACAAAAACTGTAGCAACTTCTTTAGTCCCATTTGAATTAGGATCTCTAATACGAGTAAATAATGTCTATGGTACTCCTTTTATTGGAATAAATCAAACTAATAATACCGTAGATTTAAGAGATAGGAGAATAACAAACCCAACAGCATCTTCTGGATCAGCTATTGGAAAGGCAAGAGTATATTCATTTGGGTTATCAGAATCTTCTTATGCAAGTCCATTAACTCAGTGGGATTTGTATCTTTTTGATATCCAAACATACACTACATTAGAAATTAACACATCTCTTGTGGCGGCCCAATGCCCAGCTTCATCTTTCATTCGTGGTTTAAGTAGTGGTGCAACAGGATATGTTGTAACTGCACCTTCAGGAACAACAGTTACGTTATCACAAGTTTCTGGAAAATTTATTGCTGGTGAGCAAATTTATGTTAATGAAACTTTAGAATTTACAAGATCAATTAAAAAAGTTAAAGATTATACTGTTGATGATATTAAATCAGTATATCAAGCGAGTAATTCTATCACTGCTGAATTAAAAACTATTTTTAACGCAGATGTAGTTCTTCAGCAAAAAACTGCTCCAGGTTTTAGTATTGTTGATAATCTTTTTATTGCTGCAAGTGGAATTTCAACTTGTGCTGGAAGATCATTTTTGGGAATCAGAACCGATGCTCTAGTTAGATACCAACAAGTTGGAGTTAATACAGCAACGTTTAACAGAGTTGAATATGTTTCTTCTGACGGAAGAACTCTTAAGTTAGTTGGAATTAGTAGTGATGTTGTTGGTGTCTCCTTAGGTAACTTACCAACAACACCATATGCTGGTCCGTTTTCAATTGTCACTCCCCTTCTAAGAGAAAAAGAAGATACATCTTTAACAGCACCAATCAACTCTACAAATGTTTCCCGAGTTGATCTAGGTCAATCAAATCTTTTAATTTCTTATCAATTCCGTCAGTTAAGTACAGATGCTGGGGGAACTTTAACTGTAAATGTCTCTGCATCTGGAATCAGTAGTGCATTCTTTGAGTCATTTGATGCGGATCGATATTCAGTTCATTATGCTGATGGAATTATCGAAGATTTGACTCCAGACCAATTTACTCTACAATCCAATAGTACTATTCTAAGATTGGATGGATTAAAAGTTAGTCAATTAAATAATGTAACTGTAAACGCAACAATAAGAAAAATTAGTGTTAAGAATAAGCAGAAATTATTTGTTAGAAGTGAAAAATTAGGAGTTACCAGAACAGTTTCAGCAGCTTCAACTGACATAACTGGATTAACAACTAGTTTTTATTATGGATCTAGAGTAGAAGATAGAGAAATAAGTTTAAATTATCCAGATGCTGTAGAAGTTATTGCAGTATATGAATCTTTAGATAAGAGTGTTCCTGTTTTAGATAAGTTAACCTTTGTTTCTGGTTTAAATTTAGATACTGCATCTGTAATTGGTGAAAAAATTATTGGTAAAAATAGTAAATCTGTAGCACAACTAGTCACAAGATCCTCATCAACAGAAGTTGAGTTTGTTTATCTGAACAAATCTAAATTCATTTTGGGAGAAGAAGTTACTTTTAGTGAATCAAACATATCATCAACTATTCAGGGAATAACTGCTGGTCAGTATTTAAACATTGGTGATAGATATTCCTTAGAAAAGGGTCAAAAAAATCAATATTATGATTATTCTAGAATCGTAAGAAAATTAGGTCAACCAGCACCATCCAAGAGATTATTGATTATTTTCAATAGATATGATGTTCCAACAAACGATACTGGAGATATTTACACTGCCAATTCATATGAACAAGAAAGATATGCTAAAGATATTCCAACTTTACCCGATGGTACAAGATTAAGTGATGTTTTGGATGTTAGACCAAGAGTTGCTTATTTTGATTCATATACTTCCTCACCATTTGACTATAGCACTCGCTCTTTTGGATCTGTTGCTTCCAATACAACATTAGTAGTTTCTCCCAATGAAAGCTCTTTAATTGGTTATTCTTATTATTTACCAAGAATTGATAAAATTGTTTTAAATAAAGAAGGTGAATTCTCATATTTAAAAGGCACACCAGCAGATAATCCCAAACCACCAACAAATGCTGAATTTGCTATGGAAATTGCAACAATTCAATTTCCAGCATATCTCTATAATCCAAGAAAAGACTCTAAAATAACTTTGGTGGATAATAGAAGATATACAATGAGGGATATTGGCAAACTAGAGGATAGAATTGAAAATCTAGAGATTGTTACTTCATTGTCGTTACTAGAACTTGACACTAAAACTTTACAAGTTCAGGATGCTGATGGATTAACAAGATTTAAGAGTGGATTTTTTGTTGACGATTTTAAAGATAATAATTTGCTTGGTGCTGGCACAAAGGCAGATATTAATGTAAATGAAAGTAAATTAATTACGGAAACTGATTTTTATTCATTCCAACCATTATTAGCACTAGATCCATCTATTGATGAAAATGCTGCAGATTTTAATACTGATCTTTCTCTATTAGATTCAAATGTAAGAAAAACTGGAGAACTAATAACATTAAATTACGAAGAAAAGGGGTGGTTAGAACAACCTTTAGCATCAAGAGCTGAAAATGTCAATCCATTTAATATGATTGCATTTTTTGGATCTGTTGTACTTCGCCCAAATGCTGATACTTGGATAAGAAATGTTTATGTTCCTGGTGGAACAAGACAAGTTACAGGTGGTAGTGATTATGAATTTATTGAGAATATTAAAATTGCATCAGCACCAGAACAATGGATGAGATCTAGAAATGTTGAGTTTGCTGCTGGTGGATTAAGACCTGGAGATACTTATTACACGTTCTTAGATGGTGTAAGTGGAATTGATATTATTCCAAAAGTTCTTGAGATTGAGATGACTTCTGGAGTCTTTAATATTGGAGAAACTGTTGAAGGATATGTTGGAAATGAAAGAATTATTAGATTTAGGGTTGCATCACCAGTTCATAAAGATGGCGCTTATGATAATCCATCAAGAGAGTATGCAGTAAATCCTTATAATTTCTCACAATCAATGCCGAGAAATTATTCAGCATCATCTACAACTTTAACTATTGATACCAATGCAATGTCCAGACAAGCACTGGGTGAATATTTTGGTAGAGTTGAGATTGGATGCACATTATATGGAAGATCATCTAATGCAATTGCAAAGGTTTCAAAAATTCGTTTAAGAACTGATAACTTTGGAGATCTTTTAGGATGTTTCTTCTTAAAAGATCCATTAACAACTCCACCACCAAATATTCGTATTGGAACTGGAGTAAAATCTTTCCAAATTACGACTAGTGCAACCAATGCACAACCTTTACCAGGAAGTCTATTAATCAGTAATGCTGAAACAGTTTATTCATCTACTGGTATTGTTGACACATATCGTCAAGATAGAGTAATTGTTAGAAGACCACCTCCACCTAGAGGAAAGGGTAAAGATCCACTTGCACAGTCATTTACAGTTGATGAAACTGGAGCATTCTTGACTTCTGTTGATCTTTTCTTTGCAAGTAAAGATGAAGATGAAAGATGTTTTGTTGAGGTTAGAGAAGTTGAGTTAGGAACTCCTAGAAACTCTGCTATGGCAGATTTTGCTGGCCAGGCTTTAGAACCAAGTCAAATTGCAATCTCAACTAACGCATCAATACCAACAAGAGTTACTTTCCCATCACCAATTTATCTAGAACCAAGAAGAGAATATGCAATCGTTGTTCTTGCACCATCAACAAATAATTATGAACTTTGGGTAGCAAGAATGGGTGAAAAAACTATAAACTCTCAGTTTTTACCAGATGCTGAAAGTGTCATTGTAACTAAACAGTACACTGGAGGATCACTATTTAAATCTCAAAATGGATCAATTTGGACAGCAAGTCAATTTGAAGACATGAAGTTCAAGCTTTACAAAGCAAACTTTACATCATCTGACGGAACAGCTTATTTTTATAATCCAAGTTTAGGAATTGATGATGATAATACGCCATCACTATTACCAAATCCATTAAAAGTTAATCCAAGAAAATTAAAAGTTGGAATTACAACCACAACTGTATTGGGAACTGTCTTAATTCCTGGTACTAAAGTTAGTGAGGGTACTCAACCTGGTCCTTATGGATTTATTGAAAAACTAGGAAGCAAAATAACTTCCGTTAATATAACCAATGCAGGATCTGGTTATACTTCAAGTGCATCTTATACAGCAGTACCGCTTTATAATATTACAGGATCAGGGACAGGAGCAACAGCTAATTTAACTTTCTTAGGAAATGCTCTTACTGGAATTACTGTAAATACAGCTGGTAATGGATATTCAGTTGGTGATGTTTTAGGAGTTACAACAAGTTCTGTCAGTAAAGGTAGAAATGCCCAAATTACAGTAACTGCCATTGATGGGATTGATACATTATACTTAACAAATGTTCAGGGTGAGGCATTTACTGCTGCTCAATCACTTGTTTATTATAATGGAACTTCTTCAGTTTCCCTAGCACTAACTACAATTTTAAATTCTTATGTATTGAGTGATTTTTACGATGGTACTGTTTTTGAGGTTACTTCTTATGGGCACTCAATGCATTCTCTGAACAATAGAGTTCAGATAAAAGGCATAGAACCCGACACAGTTCCAACAGTATTGTCAAGTAATTTTGGTCTTTCAGATAATACATTATCTATTGCCAGCACTTCTGGATTTAATAACTTTGAGGGAATTAGCACTTCTAGTGGATACGTTAAAGTTGGATCTGAGATCATGTTCTACCAGACAATAGGATCTGGTTCACTAGGAATTACTTCTAGAGGAGTTGATGGAACTTCCATTCTAACTCACGAATCTGGTGAATTACTTTATAAGTATGAATTTGGTGGTGTTTCTTTAGCTAGAATCAATAAAACACATTCTTTCCCAACCAACTCATCATTACAGTCTAAAAATGATCTAAACAAATATTATATTCAAATTTCTAGATCTGCAGATAGAAATTCTGGAGATTCTCTCTTAAGTTTTAATAGGGAGTTTCAGGGTGGTGGAGATTTAGGAGAATCTTCTCGCAACTTCCAGTATTCTGGAATTACTCCACAAATTACTGCCATTGCTCCTGGGGACAGTACATCAATTTCAGCACAATTAAGAACTGTAAGTGGAACTAGTGCTGGTGGAAGCGAAGTTTCCTTCGTTGATCAGGGATATGAAAGCATTCAACTTGGCGCTATTAACTTTTTATCAACAACTAGGTTAGTTGCATCAAGACTTAATGAAACTACATATCTCACAGATCTTCCAAAAAATAGATCATTAACTGTTGGAGTTAGACTCCAAACTGAAGATCCCAATCTTTCACCAGTTATCGATTTAAATACAACTAATATTACTCTTCGTAGAAGTTTATTAAATAATCCAATAACTGATTATGTTACTGATGGAAGAGTAAATGAACTTAATAATGATCCTCACGCTGCTGTTTACCTATCAAGAAGAATAAACATTGCACAACCAGCAACATCATTGAAAGTTTTAGTTGCAGCAAATAGACCTGCATCTGCAGATTTTAGAGTTCTCTATAGACTTTTCCGCCCAGATTCCAGCGGTGTTGAACCAACTTTTGATCTTTTTCCTGGATATGATAATTTAATTGATACGGACGGTGATGGATTTGGTGATACTATTGTTGACGATTCTTTAAAAACTGGTAAAGCAGATGCTGAAGTTAGAGCAAGTAAAACTGGTGAATTTTTAGAATATCAATTCTCGATTGATAATCTAAGCCCATTCAGTGGATATCAAATTAAAATTGTTATGAGTGGAACTGATGAGGCTAATCCACCAGAATTTAAAGATCTTAGAACAATTGCATTGGCATAATATGATTAAAGTAGAAGGGTATGGGAACTTGTTTAGAGATGAAGATAGTGGTGCTATCATGAATTTAGATCATTCTGGATATCAAGAATATGTTAAAAAACGTAGTTTAAAAAAGAAAGAAAAAGAGGAAGTTCAGAATCTTAGATCTGAAATTGAAGAAATTAAGTCTATGTTGCACCAAATTCTAAATGATAGGAAATAGGTTGATATAAATAACTATAGAATTTGATTTTGGTAAATGGCAGCAGTCTATACTAGTAATCTGGTAATTAATGCTGGCACAGACTTCAGTCAGATCTTTTCTTTGGAAAATAATACTTCCAGTTCTGATTTAAATCTAACAAATTATTCTGTCAATGCATTATTGAGAAAACATCATGGAAGCAGTTCTTCAACTGTTTTTTCTGCACAGGTAACCGATGCATTGGCTGGAAACGTTAGAATTGGTTTAGGTGCGACAATAACCGCATCATTAAAACCAGGAAGATATGTATATGACGTTGTTATTATTGACAACGTAGGTGCCAAGACTCGTGTTGTAGAAGGGATGGCTTTAGTTAGGGAGGGAGTTACTCGCTAATGGCAGACGTAAGAGTTAGAGTTGGACAACAACCTGCTATTAAAGTCGTATCATCTCTTGCTGGTGAAGTTGGTGGTACATTAGCAAATTTGAGTGATGTTAATATCACCAACCCATCAAACGGAATGGTTCTTGTATATAATGGATCAACGGGAAAATGGGACGCAACTTTGGAATTGACACCAGGCGTCACTCAGAATTTAGACATCAACGGAGGTAGCTTCTAATGGCAAGTATCATAAGGGTCAAAAGATCTAGTGGTACTAATATACCAGGATCCCTACAATGGGGTGAATTAGCATATGTTACTGGTATTGGTAGTTACGGTGGTTTAAACCAATACAAAGACAGGGTTTTCATTGGAGATGATGGATCCAATGTTCTCTCAATTGGTGGTAGATATTATACCTCCATGATGGATCATCAACCTGGAACTGTTCAGGGAGTTGTTAATACAAGAAATTCCGATGGTGGCATACTTGCCATCATGGATAATAATAGAAAAGTTGATCAGTGGAACGTAGATAATCTCCGTTTAGACGGTAATACCTTCTCAAGTGAAAATACAAACGGTGATATTATAGTTTCCCCAAATGGAACTGGAGACTTTATTTTCACTGGTGGAGCATCTCAACAGTATAGAATTAATGATGGAGTTATTGATCGATTCATTGTTGATACGATTAATGGATCAACGACGATTAATCAAGGAACTCTGACTGGCAATGAGCCAACTTTAGAATCTGGAGCAACTTGGAATAATCCTGGAGTAGCTTTTACAGGAATTACTTTTAATGCAATTAATCTCGATTCTGCTGCTGGTTCAAGTTTACTTCTTTTAAGAGCAAACAGCCAAGATGTATTTTCAGTTGGTGTAAATGGTATTACAACCACAACTGGTATTGGAACAGTAGTTTCTGGAGCAGGTGGTCCTGGTAATTTCTTTGTCAATAATCTTTTAAGTGCTCAAACAACTACAACTCAGAACTTAAATGTTCTAAGTTCCTTTAACCTCATAGGAATCACTTCATTCTTAGGTAGAATTAATCAAACTGGATTATTCTACAATGAAGGTGGAGCAGTAATTGATAACATTGGAATTAGTTCTAATGTTATTTCTACAAAACCAGGTTCAGGTAATCAACTATTCATTGACCCATATCCTGATGGTAAGAGTAATGAAGGTACTGTTATCATCAAGGGTGACTTACAAGTTGATGGTACTACAGTTACTGTAAACTCATCATCAACAACTATTAATGATGCTATTCTTCGTCTTGGTGATGTAACAACTGAAAGAGTTGTTATGTCAAATGCCCTTGCTGGTGTTAGTACAATTCGTTTAGATTCGGTTGTTGGTCTCAATACAAATGATGTAGTTTCTGGATCTGCTAAACTTTCACCATCTGGAATTACAACTATTACATCAATTGATAGTGGAACCAAAATCATCACTATCAATGATACTGTACAGGCAGGTGGTATCTCAACAACAACTCAACTAGTTATTACGACTGGTTATGATACCAATACTGATCGTGGTATTTCATACAACTGGAATAGTGGAATTGGGTCAGGTAACAATAAACTAGGATTCTTTGGTTATGACGATAGCACTGGTTATTGGACTTATGTACCAGATGCAACTAATACTAATGAAGTTATTAGTGGAGTAAAGGGAACTTTAGATGTTGGTGCAATTTATCTTGATTGGGCAGTATCTGGCATACATACTAGAGGATCATTATACTTCGATTCTCTTGGAAAAATTATTAGTACAAATTCACCAGAAACTGGATATGCATCCACTTCTAATTATGTACTAACAACTAATGCAAGTAATGTTCCTGTTTGGACTGATGCAATTGACGGAGGTACTTTCTAAAAATGAATGGTGAAATTGATGTGAATATTTTAGCTTCTGTTTATAGTGAAAAAATAAATGCTTTAACCTCACAAAACATTTTATTAGAAGCAAAATTAAAATCCATTATTAAGGATTTTAGTGAGGAAAAAAATAAGTTGTTAATGGCAAACTTGGAATTGCAAAGACAACTTGATACACTCGATGGTGATGATGATTTTACCCCCAAAAAGTTATCAAAAACAGAAACAAAAGATTACACGGAGTAAGGAGTGAAAAATGGCAAAACCAAGCACAAGACAGGAATTGATTGATTATTGTTTAAGGAGACTTGGTGCGCCTGTTTTAGAAATCAATATCGATGATGATCAAATTGATGATTTGGTGGATGATGCCGTTCAGTACTTCCAAGAACGTCATTTTGATGGCGTTGAAAGAATGTACTTAAAGTACAAGATTACTCAGAATGATCTTGATAGAGGTAGGGCAAAAAATACGAATGGGATTGGTATTGTAACAACAACTGCAAATTCTACTATTCCTGGATATGGAACTACATCATTTAATTTTTATGAAACATCCAACTACATCCAAGTTCCCGATTCTGTTATAGGGATAGAAAAAGTTTTTAAATTTGATACTAGTTCCATATCTGGTGGTATGTTTAGTATCAAATATCAGTTATTCTTAAATGATCTTTATTATTTTAATTCAGTCGAGTTATTGCAATATGCAATGACTAAAACATATTTGGAAGATATTGACTTTTTACTCTCTACAGATAAACAGGTTAGGTTTAATAAGAGACAAGATCGTCTTTATCTTGACATTGATTGGGGATCAGAATCAAAAGATAATTGGATAGTTCTTGATTGTTATCGAGCACTAGATCCAGCATCTTTCAGTCAAGTATATAATGATTCTTTCCTTAAAAAATATCTAACGGCATTGATTAAGAGGCAATGGGGTCAAAATCTTATTAAATTTAATGGTGTTAAGTTGCCAGGTGGAATTGAGTTAAATGGTAGGCAATTGTATGATGATGCCGAAAGAGAATTAGATGACATTAAGTCAAGAATGACTTTAGAGTACGAATTACCACCTTACGATTTTATTGGATAATGGCACTTAATCCATTTTTTCTTCAGGGATCTTTTAGTGAGCAAAGACTTGTACAGGAGTTGATTAATGAACAACTCAAGATATATGGTGTCGAAGTTACTTATATTCCAAGAAAAGTTGTTGGGAGAGGAAAACTTTATGGATATGAAGATCTGAAAGAAATTAGTTCGTCAACTTTCGACGATAATTTTTTATTAGAAGCATACGTACAAAACTACGAAGGATATGCTGGTTCTGGAGATATTCTAACAAAATTTGGAATGTCTTTAAGAGATGAAGTTACGTTAATTATCTCAAGAGAAAGATATGAAGATTTTATATCTCCATTTTTGTCAGGGTTACCCGAAGATGAAATTTTACTAAGTGCAAGACCCAAAGAAGGTGATTTAATATATTTCCCATTAGGTGGAAGATTATTTGAAGTTAAATTTGTTGAGCATGAAAGTCCATTTTACCAGTTAGGTAAAAATTATGTTTATGAATTAAAATGTGAACTCTTTGAGTATGAAGATGAAGTCATTGATACTTCAATTGATGAGATTGATCGCACAATTGAGGATGATGGTTATATTACGACATTAATTTTATCTGGGTTAGGTGTAACTGCAACTGCTAACCCAACAGTTAATACTGGATATATTAGAGAAATATTTTTAAATGATGATGGGTATGATTATACCTCAACTCCAACGATTACTTTCTCATCTCCATCTGGAGGAACTCAGGCAACTGCGGTTGCCATTACAACTAACAAAAGTGGAGTTTATTCGATATCACAAATTTTATTAACAAATGCAGGTAGTGGATATACTTCTACACCAAGTATAATAATTACTGGTGGAAATGGAACTGGGGCGGCAGCAACTTGCAGCATAGCAAATGGATTTGGATATTTTGGGTTAACCCAACTTACTTTGGGTGCTCAAGGATCTGGATATCCAACTCCACCAATTGTTACAATATCAAATCCAACTGGTGTCGCAGGAGTTGCCACTGTTGGAATATCAACTCTTGGATCAGTTAATGCAATAAGTATTGCTAACGGTGGAACTTTCTATGATCCAAATAAAAATCCAGTAGTTACCTTCTCCACACCAAGTCCACAACCATCTGGATTTGTAACTGCAACTGGATATGCTGTAGTAGGATCTGCAGGTACTATAACCTCAATTGTATTATCCAATGTTGGATTTGGATATACTGTACCACCGACAATAAGTATTGGTAGTAGTTTTGCTGACAAAGTTGGATTAAATACTGCAAGAGCTGTGGCAGTTGTTAATAATGCAGACCAAGTTTCAGGTTTAAGAATTGTCGATCCTGGTAATGGATATATTTCTGGTAATGTAACAGTTACTATTGCAAATCCACCAAGAATTACTGGAATAGGTACATATCAATTTAATGAATTGGTTGTTGGATCACAATCCAGAACTACCGCAAGAGTTAAATCTTGGGACTCGGATACGAGGATTCTCAAAGTTGGAATAAATAGTGCAACCTTCTATGAAGGTGAGGACATAGTTGGTGCTGCTTCTTCGGCAATTTTCTCACTGTCTTCATATGATCAAATGGATATTTACGATCCATATGCACAAAATGACGAGATAGAAGCAATAGCGGATCAACTTGTAGATTTTTCAGAATCGAATCCATTTGGTAATTACTAATGTTAGGAACTTATTTTTATCATCATATTATTAGAAAAACTGTAGTATCTTTTGGTACTATTTTTAATCAAATTCACATCAAACACAAAGATGATGATGGATTGGCAATTAGTGATATGCGGGTTCCACTGGCATATGGTCCAAGACAAAAGTTTTTAGCGAGAATTGAACAGCAACCAGAGTTAAATAAACCAACTCAGATTAGTTTGCCAAGAATGTCATTTGAGATGAATTCTTTGCAATATGACGCAACTAGAAAGGCAGGCGTAACGCAAACATTTAAAGCTTCTGATGGAACTAATTTAAAAAAGGTATATTTACCAGTTCCATATAATATTGGATTTGAACTTAATATCTTAACTAAACTAAATGATGATGCTCTTCAGATAGTGGAGCAAATACTACCATTTTTTCAACCAGCATTTACAATCACAATTGATCTCATTGATTCAATTGGGGAAAAAAGAGATATTCCTGTTGTCTTGGAATCGATAAACTTCCAAGATGATTATGAAGGAGATTTCTCAACTCGAAGATCACTAATTTATACACTTCAGTTTACAGCAAAAACTTATCTCTTTGGTCCTATTGCTGAGACAACTGATGGACTCATTAAGAAAGTTCAGGTTGATCAGTACAGTTCTCTCGATAGAACAACTGCTAAGAGAGAAATGAGATATACTGTGACAGCGAAGGCACTTAAAGATTATGATTCTGATGCCACAACGTTTATAACTGATCCAATTAATAAAGCAGTTATAACTTTAGAAGTTAATGATGCATCACTTCTTTCAGTTAATAATAGAATTGCCATTGATGATGAAATTATGTTGATTAACTCCATATCTGGAAATACGCTTACAGTACAAAGAGCATACGATGGTACAATCGCTACAGAACATACAGATAATAGTACTATTAATGTTTTAACCGCTGCAGATGATGCGAGAATAGATCCAGATGATGACTTTGGATTCTCAGAAAACTTTGATTACTTTGCAGATTCTAGGACTTATAGCCCAGTTCGCCAAATTGATGTTTGATAAATTATGTCAAATTCTTTCGATAAATTAGATAAAATTCTTTCTACAGAAAGTAATATTGTTGATGTTGATTCTGATAGCACTGCGATAGAACTTGTAAGTGATGATAAAGGTGATATAAAAAAAGATTATGATTATACAAGGGCAAATCTTTATTCATTGATTGAGAAAGGTCAAGAAGCAATCAATGGCATCTTGGAACTTGCTGGAGAAGGTGGAAGTCCAAGAGCATATGAAGTTGCTGGTCAATTAATTAAAAGTGTTGCAGATACAACTGATAAATTAATGGATCTACAAAAGAAACTGAAAGATGTGGAGGAAGAATCTACAAAATCAACAACAAATGTTACCAATAACTCTTTATTTGTTGGGTCTACTGCTGAGTTATCAAAATTATTAAAACAAGGTTTTCTAAATAATAAAGAGTAATCTTTTATTAATGTGCATAAGTTAAAGTCTCACAAAACAGTTGAGCAGATTGCAAAGAAGCATCGTATGGAGGTTTCTTTTATTCAAAAGCAACTGGATATGGGGGAACCAATTGAGCACGAGCACACAAAAAATCATGATCTTGCCAAAGATATTGCTCTTCAACATCTAGATGAAATTCCAGATTATTATACTCGATTAATTAAAATGGAAAGAAGTGCGAAGAAAGAGCATAAGAAATTTAAAGATGTAAAAGAAGATCTTCGCAACTGGTTTGATCCATCGCACCCAGAGGGCGGTTGGAGGCGTTACAACACTAAAGGAGAATCAATAGGACAATGTGCCAGAAAAGAGGGGGAACCCAAGCCCAAGTGCCTGTCCAACGAGAAGGCAGCGAAATTACGTTCTCAAGGGGGTGTAAAGGCAATTGCCAGTGCCGTAAGGAGAAAGAGGAGTCAGGATCCAGTGGCAAATCGTAAAGGTAAGGGGGGAAAACCAGTCATGGTCTCAAATAAAATTAAGGAAGATATGGATCCAGTAAGATACTGCCCTAAGTGCCAAAAGAATGAAACACAATCTGAGTGTAAGTATGGTCCAAGTTTTTGGGCAATGTATTCCTCCCCATCAATGCTCACAACTAATCAAATGAAGTTTGATATTGCACAGGTTCATCCTACAAATGAGGGAAAAGATCATGAGTACTCAATGGCAAGATCTGAACTTTCCACAATCGTTAAGGCGGCAAAAAGACTGCAGAAAAAAATGAAAGGAGAGGGTGAAATTGAGGCTTGGGTACAATCAAAGATTACCAAAGCAGCAGATTATATTGACACTGCGGCAGATTATCTTGAGAGTGGAGAACATAAAGTAGATGAAGCGTGTTGGGATGGGTATGAACAACGTGGAATGAAAAGGAAAGGAAAAAGAACGGTTCCTAATTGTGTAAAAGAAGAGAATAAACCAACCAATCCTAAACTTTGGGCAAAGTGGAAATCAAAGGCAAAAGCAAAATTTGATGTATACCCATCTGCATATGCTAATGGTTGGGCAGCGAAGGGATATAAATCAGAAGGTGGTGGATGGAAATCTGTAAGTGAGGGAGTAAGTTTTGACATTGGTTCTGGACATAAACAAGCGCAGAAACAAGCAAAGATCAGAAATCTTGCAACTGGTACAACTAACCCTAATGAGAAGTCTGCTGCCCTCAGAAAGTTAAGTGGACCTTCACTTCCTCTTGCAGATTCATACTCAAATTGGAGAACGGATTTGGGTGAAGACTGGCAATCAGTAAATCGCAAAGATAAAACTGATGGTCTCAGTCAAAAAGCTGTAGATGCTTATCGTCGTGAGAATCCAGGTTCCAAACTTCAGACTGCAGTAACTGAGAAGAAACCAACTGGTAAGAGAGCAAAGCGTCGTAAAAATTTTTGCAGCAGAATGAAAGGTATGAAGTCTAGACTAACTTCTGCTAAAACTTCTAGAGATCCTGATAGCAGAATAAATAAAGCATTACGTCGTTGGAATTGTAACTGATGAAATTAGATCCTGACGAGATTTCTTTAAATAATCTTACTAAAATATTCGAATATGAGAGAATTTCGAGAGAAATAGATTCTTGCGAAAATATAGAAGAATTGAGAAATATTTGCAAATGTTCTGTAAAACTTTATTTTAGTCAACAAGAAACAATCGCAGCAATGGTCAAATGAAATCATTCAATCAATTTCTATCAGAAGCCATCAACATTGCTGGTGACTTTAACGGCAACCTATACGTCAATGGTTCTGAACCACAATCGCAACC